CGTAGATGGCGTATCAAATTCAAGTTGGTAAAATAAGGGGGATTAAATGAAGGTTAATATGTTCAAAAAAGAGTGGGAAGTGAAGTCAATTACATATAAAGAGAAAAGAGAACTATGGCAATTAAGTTTAAATGCTTTTCAAGATGGGAAACCAAATCAAGATGAGTATTTTCAACTATTGAATAGAGTAGAGCAAATTTCAGGATTATCTGAAAAAGATCTTGAGAAGTTGCCTATGAATGACGTAGATACTTTGTTGCAGGAAATTTATTCTCAATATATGGGGCTTGCAAAAAAAGACTCATAGGACTTTGTTGTTATGTGTGGTTTTCCCAATTGGGTTTTCCACACATATCGTTGAGTTTTCCTTATAAAAGACAAAGCCCTTTAACTAAACAAGTAAAGACATATAAGAATATAGATGACGTATGGGAAGAAGTGTATCTGCTACTGGAAAAGTGGCAAGATAACAAATTTTCTCTTGGGAGAAATCTATACTTCCATATACCCCTATTTGCTGATCCTAAGTGGTTAGTAAACACACAAGACAATCATTACTTAGTCGAATACAACTTAATGAAAGATTTTAATATACCTTTGGCACAAGACTTAGATAGTGCTGATGCAAGAAGAATTGAAATTTTTGAAACTATTAATAGAGAAATAAAATCAATACAAATTTATATGGGCGAACAAAATGGCAAATGATAAAAGAATAAGAATATTAGTCACTTCTGATACAAGAAATGCTGTAAAAAATCTTGATAAATTAGAAAGACAATCAGATGATACTAAGCAATCAGCGACAGAACTAAGTTCTGCGTTTAAGAGTTTATTCGGTGCAGCGGTATTAGGAGCAGGTGCAAGAAGTATTGTTCAAACTGCAAGCAACTTTGAAAGCTTAGAAACAAGCATTATACAATTAAAAGGCAGTACTGAAGCAGGTCAAAAAGCATTCCAAACATTTAGCAAAATTGCAGCTACTACACCATTTAAACTGCAAAACGTAGTAGAAGCTGGTGTAACTATTGAGGCATTTGGAGCAAATAGTGAAGATACGCTGAAAGCGATAACAGACTTAGCAGCATATATGCGTGTTGATGTAGTAGATGCAGCTGGAGCATTTGGTAGAGCATTTGCAGGTGGTGCAGGTGCAGCAGACGTATTAAGAGATCGTGGTGTATTAACTCAAGTTAAATTAAAAACAGGTTTTGACGATCTTTCCAAAATGACTTTACCTCAATTTCGTGAAGCATTAATTGATACATTGACAGATCCTGATGGAACTATTGCTGGCTCTACTGATGTATTAGCAGCAACTTTTAGTGGTAAAGTTTCTAATATGGAAGATGCTGTTGATTTATTGCAAGAAGCAATAGGTGTTAGACTTATAGGACGCTTAGGAGATATGGCTGTTGCAGTAGGAGATGCAGCGAGAAATGCAGCCGAGTTCATTAATAATTTGTCAGATGAAAACATAGCAACTTTACAAAAAAATGTGACTATTATGGCAGGTATGGCGTCTGCTTATTTATTATACACAAAAGGTGCTGTGATTGCAAGAACTGCAACTATAAATTTAATGAAAGCAGCAAAATTTTTATTGATATTTGAAGTTATTAATACAGCAGTAATTAATATTTCGCATAATTTTGAAGCGTTAAGCAGAAAAACAGAAGAAACAAAATTAACATTAATGGAATATGCTTTACAATTAAAGATATTTCAATTCAATAGCGGTGCGTACTTAAAACCGACACACGAATTTACAAGAGAGTTGGAAGAATTAAGAAATGGAATAATTGAAACAAAACAATCATTAGCAGATAGTGAGCCTGTTGAGCCATTAGATTTTCAAACAGATAATATAGATAAATATTTCGATTTAATGAATAGTATGAAAGATATAGATCTAAATACAGAAAATCTTAAAGAGGAAATAGACGAATTAGTTGACTCTTTTGTAGACTTAGGCGGTGCAGCGACTGAAACAGGAAATGCTGTTGTTAAATCTCAAGAAAAATCATTAGAGTCAAGCATACAAAATATTGCAGCACAGGGAAAGCTAAACAAAGAGCAAACTGTAAATACTATTAGAAACAAAGTACAAGAAGCGTCAGCATCGCATATTGCAAACATATTTAAATCTGTACCATTTCCATTAGATGTAATTCTTGCAGCAGGGGCTCAAGCAACAATAGCAGGAATATTTAATACAGTAGTTAGCGGTGGTGGTAATAATTTTGCAACAGGTGGTAGTTTTATTACAAATAAAAAAACAACATTACCGATCGGAAATGGTATAGTTGTAGGAGATAATGCAAGCGGTATGGAACGTGTAGATATAACACCATTGCCTTCGCCTATGCAATCTAATCAAGGGAATATTACAATAAATATCACTGCACCATTAGTAGATGAAACAGTAGTTGATCATATTATTCCTGCAATACAAAGGGCTCAAAGGTTAGGACTATGAGCAATGTAACAACTTCGTCCGCAAAAAATTTTATACCTAAAAAATTATTTGGTATGAAAAAGAAAAGTATAAAACAAAAATTAAAGAAACCGAAAATAAAATTAAGGAGATATTAAAGTGGAACTTAGCAAAGGAACTAAATTCACATTTAGCATTGAAACGCTGATTAGTATTAGTGTTACCATATTTATGGTAGTTGGGTTATGGTTTAATCTTCAAGCCGACATTGAAGAAGCAAAACAATTACCTGAACCGCCTATAAGCAGAACAGAATACGATCTTAAAGACCAAATGATTAGAAACTCAATTCTAAATACCGAAGAAAAAGTAGAAAAACTAGAAGATAAAGTAGACGACATTAAAGAAGATACCAGAAGTATTAATGAAACTCTATTAAATATGAATAATAAATAGGATATGAATTATGAAAAAATTGATAAATATGTGGCTATTGGTGCTTGGGTTGTTTACTTCGTCGCTATACTCGCAATCAGCATCTTTGGATAGTTTTCAAGATATTCAATTAATGAAAAATGAGTTTTGTGCAGTAATAGAGGTAAATGCTTCTTGGAATTGGGCTAACAAAATTCCATTAGAGAAATTGCAAAATTGCTATACTGGATATGTAGATATTTCTAATAAAGAAATAGGTGCAGTTATTCAAAAAGAATGGGACATTAAAGTAGTACCTACCATTATCATTTTTGAATATGGAGTAGAGGTCAAACGATTTGAAGCAGATCTTAGTATGCAATTTAGAGAAGATGATATTCTAAATAAAATCAGACAAGAGATTATACAATAATTTTTGAAGGGATAACAGGCTATGTTTACAAACACTAATTATGAATCGAAGCTGTCACCTACAATGACAGAAAATTGGTTAGTACAGATATTTAAAAACAGCACAAGCGGTATACAAACAACTGATACGCCTGATTTGGCGTTGAGTTTTGCATCTACAACTTTTGATGGCGTGGTGTATTACCCTGCTATATTAAACAAGCCAAGTATTTCATATTCGTTAGATCTTAAAAACTTTACTACTAATACAGGAAGCTTAACCCTAAATATTGGTAATATAGATATTGATGGCACAACTTTGCTTGGGACATTAGGTAAAAATTATCTTAATGCACACGTCAATATTTTAAGTCAAATAGATAATGATGATACAGCTGCGAATGCATTACAAATTTTCAGTGGTAAAGTATCAAGCTTTGGATATAAAAATAATACTATTATTATGAACATTATATCTAATAGACCATTTCAAAACGTATCAATACCCCAAGGGCGAACAAGTAGCACAAACGAAGCACATAATAATAAAATTGTTCCATTAGTTTATGGGGATTATACTGCAAGCACAGGAAAGGCGTTTAACGCAGAAGTGTTTAAATGTCCATTTCATAAAAATGATGGTACTGACTTTATGTTTTTAGTTCCTGAAGGAACAAGCGGAAGTGATGATCTTGAATTTTATGATGATTCAATTAAAAGATTTTTGCCTTTAACTGATACCAATACAAGCATAGCAGATGTTGATGGGGCTAAGGTATTAAAAGTTCCTAAATCAATGAAACGTATTGCAGATGTATTTCCTGATGAAGTTCCTGCAAGTGAAGTGGTGTTTGGTACTGCTACTACTAAAACAGCAGGAGAGTTTGCTAATATAATAGATGATAACACAGGAACGTCAGTCACAGTAAGCAACAGCACAGGCTTTTCTAACGACATAGGCGGTTTCTTTGTAAAACTTATTATGCCTGAATTGCGTGGTAAAATAACCAACTTGAAAATATCTTTGGAAGCAACATTCACACAAACATATTCTAATTTCGCTGCTTCAAATGGTTTAAGAGTGACTGTGCAAGATACTGCAAGTTTTGTTAGTGCACCAAATTCTTCAGCACATTGTTTTGGTAGCCCTGCAAGAAGTCAATTAGAATCAGGTACTATAAGCATTACAGATGTAGATATTACAGATTATGTAACCGATCATAATGCAACAGATGACGCAGGTTATTTTCCTGATGATTGTTATTTATATTTTGATTTTAATGCATTGGGCGGATCTGCTTCATATGCAGATTTTTCAGCTACTATAAAAGAAGTATCTTTTAAAATAACAGCAGAAAACGATCTCGATAAAGAGCCTGTTGCTTCTACAAGTTTTAATGCAGGTATTGAAGAAGTGTATTTAGGTAGAGATATTTTGACAGAAAGTTATAGAACTCATTCTACTGCTGATACTGCAAGCGATTTAAATAACCCTGTGGCTATACATAGGCAATTATTAGACGCTATTATTGATGTAGATGATTTTGTTGATGATACCGATATAGAAGATTCAGGGTTTAAGACAGTAGCAGAATTAAGAGATAGTAATACATCAAGCCCTGCAAGTTCTACGCATTGGAAAACAAGATTTAGTTCACACAATCAAGAGCCATTAGAAAAAGTATTAAATAAATTACAATACGAAGGGTGTTTCTTTTTTCAATTTAACCCACAAGCACAACAAACTGCTTTAACAGGTGTTAGCCCTTTACGCTATTTTACTATAGACAATGGTGTTCCTACTGCTAATATTGCATTAAGTCAAAACGATATAAGCGGTTATGAACTTGGAATTACAGAAGTTGGAGATCTTGAAACTAATTTAGTAATTAATTACAAGCCACACCCTGCGGAAGATAGATATTTAAAACAGGCTACTTATACAGCAGACACAGGAAGTGGTCAAAACTTATCTCATGGAACTATCTTTGAACAAGCATCACACCAAAAAGAAGAAGTCAATTTAGATTATGTATTTGATTCTGTTGATGATGCAGGAAGTGATAGAAATGACGACTTCGTCAATTTTAGAAGTTCATTGTTCGGAGATTATAAAACCACAATTAATGTAACATTAGTAAATCCTGAAAAGTATGGTATGATTCAAGTAGGAGATTTTATAGACTTTTCAAGCATACTATTTCAAGATCTTGGAAGCCCATTTGATGCAATATCAGATACGTTTGATAGCTTTGTGGCTATGCCTACAAACTTATTTGGAGATACTTGGAGTAATAAAAGATTTATAATAACAAATTTAAAACGCAACATTGGATCGGTTTCCATTGGTTGTCGTGAAGTTTAGGAGAAATTATGTCGAGTTTTTTTGTTTATGATTCAATCAATCAATACAGAAGTGATAATACAATTAGTGAAGGTACGTTTGGAGCAGGTTTTAGTGCGTCAGACTCTTTAACTAATCATAAAAGAGTTTCAGATCAAAACATTGGCACAGCTATTACAGGTGTTAATGCTAATGATGCTATTGCTTATACATTAGGCACAGGCGGAACTGCAAATGCTATTGCTGTTTATTTTTCAGGATCAGATGGCGTAACTGCTAATGGCGACGAAATGACAGTCAGGGCAGGAAACTTGGTAAACTCTTTAACAGCAGCTGGTAAAAGTTTTGCTTCTACTGATAGCGGTTGGGTAGTAAGCAATGTTCACGACAGTGCTAATTACACAGATGTAGGAAGTTATACTATATGGTGTGTAGAATTTAATGAAGCAATAACCAATGTTGCAGAAATTTTAATAGGTAGAAAATTAAACTTTGAAATAGAGCCTGATATAAATGTTCAAAGCAAAATAGAATATGAAAATTCAATTCAAAGATCGTTAGGCGGAGTTGAATATGCATTGAACGTAAATCCTGGTCAGGAAGTTATTACAATCAGTTTTCAAAACATTTCATCTACCTTCAAACAAGACTTAACCACAATGCAAGATGCTATTAAAGGGGAGGGAAAGAAATTTCTTTACTATGATGGTAGCTCTTATCATTGGGTTAGACTGAACGAAACAATGACCTTCACTGAAGTTGCAGATGGCAGATTTTCTACACAGATAAAGATGCGTCAGCAAATTCAATAGCCTGAATACAAAAAAGCCCCATTAATTTGGGGCTTCTTTGTTTATGAGGTAACTAACTAACTGATTTTAATAAAGTATCCATAGACACATCTTGTTCCATCTCTTGAACAATCATACGTATCTTGAATAACCCCATCGACTACTGCACAAAGGTGTTTAGACACTCTTGCGATTATCTTACCTTTGGGCAATTCTTCGGAACTTAAATGCATTTTACAGCCTGTTCCTATACCCATTGTTGAAACAAACTTATATCCCAAACTTTCAAGATAAGGGCGGTACACTTGTTTGTAAACTCCATTTCTTGGTGTATTGCCATTTCTCTTTAACGATCTTGCAACTTTCGTTCTTTTGCTTTCAGCATATTCTTTGTTTGCAGATTTTAAATCATCATACACTTTTTGATACGGAAGCCCTGTTACAATAGATATGCTTCTTGTAACACAATCTCCTGCATTTCCTTTGTAACCTGCTTCGGCTCTACCGCCATCATTATATTCCCATATTTTGTTCATTATTTCACCTCATTATTGTTTTTAATATATACATCAATAGTCCACGATCCATAAAGGTATTCAATTATTTCAGATTGATACTCGTACAACCATTTTGTATCATTCCAATAATAGTCTTGTGTACCTTTATATTCTTCAGTATGCTGAATATATCTTTCAGTTTTATCTCTATTGTCTACAACTCTAAAATGCATACCAGTCTTGGTATCTTTCCAAACATTACTTCCCATTATTTCAAAAGGTATTTCTATAACCATTTTATTCTCCATTTTTTATGGGGGCTTTTCAGCCCCCTGTTATTATTATTTTTTAGCACAAGGAAAAACTTTAACTTCTTCCCAATGAACACGATAAGAAATTTTAGAAATACCTTCAAGATCGTATTTTATTTGTTCGCCATTTTCGCCATATGCACAAGAATAAAATTCTTCATCTTCATCTTTTGGCACATCTAATATATATACGTTTGGCTCAATCATTACAATAGGATCGCCTGTACATAATTCCATATCAGCATCTCCTTTAACACCGCATCTTGTTTTTCTTTCTAAAATAGTAAATTCTAAATCAGAATACTCAGCAAAAGGGCTTTTAATAATAGAAACATCTGTCAACCAACCACAATTTTTTTGTATTTTGTATTTTGGCTGATTAAGATCGTTGCAGCCAGTTCCGTGTACGTGCATTAAAGTATTACCCATAACACTACCAGCTATTGCAGTTATTTTTTTATTTTTCATTTTTTTATTTCCTTTGTTAGTTAAACTCATAATACTTGAATCTGTGAATAACCTACACAAAAGACAACAATTGCTGTGCATTATGTGTTTTAGATCTTGCCCTTATTATCATTATCTTTATTTTTATGAATATTATTATGTTTATTATTATTGTGATTAAAAATTGTTTTTAATAGCTTAAAAAATTTTTTAACCCCAAATAAAAGATTTTATCAATAAAAATTATTGTTAATAGTTAATTTTATGCCCAAATTTGTTATATGTTTTACAGATTTTTAACAAAATTATTCAGGATCTTAGGAACTTGGGAAGGATATAAAAATGGGCGTAGTTAGAGATTATAATGAACATTATGGAGATATGATAGACGAAAATGTAGAATATGAAATATATGTTGTTTGCATTGATCTTTATGGAACTAATGGTAAACCTACCAAACATTTTAAAAAAAATTACGATAGGTTAAGAAAAAATGAAAAGTTTAGGGACATAATAAAAGATCGATTAATAAAGGAGATTATGCAATGAGTGATTTGATTTATAAAAAAAATGAATACAATGGTTGGAAAAATTACGAAACTTGGAATGTAATGCTTTGGATTAATAACGATCCAATATTTTATAATTCTTTAAAAAGCATTTACAATATAAGAGCAGAAAAACACCCTGATTTAGGTACTAAATTAAGACCTTTAAAAACAATTTACGAAGCTTGGTTGTTGCATTGTGATTTATACAAAGCAAAAACACCTGATGGCGTACTTTGGGCTGATAAAAAAATTGATCTTGATGAAGTAAATGAGCATTTATGTGAAATGTTAAGTAATGAGGAATAAAATGAAGATAACTATCAAAGACGTGCCAATAGAATTGTTTGATGCCAATATTGAACTATTAAATGGCGGACAACCTAAAAAAGAATTGCTTGATAAACTTATTAAAGGATATGAAATTGTCAGGCAAGAATATGAAATTAAGATAAAAAAACAAGAAGCTGATAAAGCAAGTAGACCTGACGAAAGTCAACGTATAACTTCGGCTAATCCAGCTTCTGTCGAACATAAGAAAGAAGGTAAAAATGAAACACTTAGATAACTATAAGACTGTGGCGGAACGTTTGCAGGCTTTTGACGAAGATCACGAAAATGGATCCATAACTTGTGAATACAAAATAGATAAAGATTGGCAAAATTCTTTAACCGATAAGACTTGTAATGCTTTTTTTGTTCAAGCAACTATTGTCCCTGACGTAAGCAACCCTGATAGAGTTTTCACAGGAGTTGCGTATGAAACTGATGACGATGGCTTTGTTAATAGGAAAAATGCATTAGAAAATTGTGAAACTTCTGCAATTGGACGTGCGTTAAGCAAATGCGGTTATATTGGTCAGGAAATGAGTATTGCTACTGAAGATGTAATTGAAGTTGCAAAAAAAGAATCAATTGGAAAACCTACTAACAAGCAGATTGAAACATTGAATAAAACAATGAACGAATGCCGAAAAGCAGGTTTGTTAAGCTTAACTGAAATAGATCGTTACAATGCAAGTTTAAAAACTATGGACTTAAAATTATGGTCGGATACTTTAAAAGCATTAGACAGCAGATTAATTAAAGATAATTTAGAAAACAAAAAGAAAGTCGAAGGAGATCAAGATGAAAATTGAAAAGAATAATAAAGGTTTAGCATTTATAAATAAGTATGCTGAAACCGATAAACACCCAAAATACAAAGGCTCTTGCAAAGTCAATAATGAAGAATATGATATTGCGATTTGGATTTCAACAAGCACTAAAACAGGCGAAAAGTATTTATCATTGCAATTCACTGCGGAAGAAGAAGCTAAAAAATATAAGAAGGAAGAAGAAGAATCAGCGGAACTACACCCTGACGAACTTCCATTTTA